AAATATAGAATGGGCTGGTTTTGCGTTGCAGGGGGCTATTGGGGTGTTAGTTCAAGAAGTGTAGTGTATACGTACTATACACTACACCACATTTCAAGTGCCAATTTATTTCTAACTGAAATCTATTTAAAAGTTGCACGCGCAACATTGACATCATTGATATTTAACTCTAGTTTAAAATATATACCCATATTTCTTATAAATGCTTGCACATGATCGCTTCCTGCTTCCCCCCTTAGAGAAGCTCCTCCAATGAAAGGAATTGCAAAGTTTCCATAATCTTTTGAAACTTGTTTTCCATCTATCCATAGTTCATATCCATCATCGAATACTTTTATTTCAATATGATGATTTTTGTGATCGTACTTATATGATTGTCGCATAATATATACCTTCTTTAACTAAATTTTGATTATAACAATATCTGATTATAACAAAATCTGATCACTTATTGTTTACTTTCATACAAATTAACTTGATTTATTAGTTTTTACTCGTATAGTATGTCTCTCAAAGTGTGCTTCTGTATTTTTATTTCACAACTTAATACCGCTTTTCCTAATTTCGCAATATGTGTCAACTCTACAAAAATGTTGTTCAACTAACGCACTTTACTTAAAGAAGAACAAACAAGATCACTTTATTGCGGTCTATTTCTCTTGACCAACAATCAAAAATAAAATCTAACATAACCTTGTGTAAAATAGGAATTTTATTTATCTACATCAATGGATCTGTAAAGAAAAATATCCTATTTAAAAAATGAAGTTACCGAGATAAAAACATCAAAGATTTTATGAATATTTAAGTATTGATTCTAAAACATTGACCTCTCGAATCTAATATATGTAGATTAAAATTTGTTGGGGAGGGTGCACGAATGAGTGAACAAGGCAGGAAAGATACGGAAGAGATGGGAAGGGAAATAGAAAAGCTGATAAGAACCTTATTTATAGGAAGGTTTAGAGCACCAAAAAACACTCAAATTAACACTTATGAGTGGGAATCAATAGTAATTGATCAGGACTTAGGTAAAAAATTTACTATGGTTACTAAAGTTCTTGAAGATGGTAGTTTAGACATGGAATTCCATACCATCGACAGCGATGTTGCGATAGACATAAAAGAGTCAGTTAACGCACTACACAAAAAAATGAATTTTATTCTAAAGAATTCAAGAGTATTTAAAATTGGCGGATTAGAACCTTTGTAATCCTTAAAATCACCTTACTTTCTCTTAAATGCTGAACTAAAACGGTGACTTAAGTTAAAAGCTGCAAAAGGACCTTAATGGTCCTTTTTATTTTAATTTATAAAATAAAGATTTTATATCTTAAAAAGATGGGACCAAGTCTTCACCTTCATCTTTCTTTATTAATACAAGTTCGTAGTCACCGGTAAGTCTAAAAGTTTCAGACTTTGGAAGTCGTTTTGGCTCATATTCGAGTTTACCACCACAAAGAAATTCCATGGCGTTATAATGTGCTCGGTCAGCCAATTCAGAAGATAATTGAAGTTCAATATAAGCGACTTCTGTGATAATCGTTTCAAAAGGACCATCATATGAATCACAACCTGTTTTATCAATATAGAAATCTTCAATATATAGATGACATAATCTACTTACAAGTTCTGATTCAGACATTGATTTCATTTGTTCAATAGTAAATTTCGGTTCGTTTTTCATTTCATTGCTCCAGTCGTAAGAAGATTCACCTCGATACTCTCGATTTCCAAATCCTTCTCGCCCTTCTCGATAATCAAACTGACCTAAGAACTCTTCATATTCTTTTTCCTTCTTTTCTCTCTCTAATCTAGGTCGATGGTGTTCTTCTAAGACTTTATCTAAGTCATTCTCTTCTACAAGATTTACTTCAAAAGGCTTTGATTCCAGTTCCTTTTTAAATAATCTCTTAATCATCGTTTTACAATGATACCAGCGTTTGTCAGTAGGCTTTCGATATTTTGCCCTCTTATCGTATCTGTAAGATAAAGTAATCATATCTTCAATACTTCCAACTTCAGTTTCATACACAAGTTCCTTCTTAAGAGAATAGTTGTACACAGAAATTTGAATAGTAGTTGTCATTTGTAAAACCTCCAGTAGCGTTTTTGTTTACACTACTCTTATATCTCGAACGTATGTTCTTTAAAGCTAAAAATGTGACAAATTTGTGAACAAATAAAAAAAGACCTGATTTCATTCAGGTCAATAATCTTCATCTAACGGTTCATAATTCCCACTTTTGTTGAAATATAAGTCGTACATCTTATCAAGAAGTTTCCAACGTTCTCCGTTTTCCATCTCCTCAATGAGTCTTAAAATGTCCTCTGCGCTCATGCTCCAACCTCCATATTTTACATATTAAACCTACATTAAAATTTAACAATTAGCCTCTTAAAGCCTTCTAAAAGCCATTCTGAAGCCTTATTTTATAGCCATTCAATTTCTATTGTAGCGTCTTCTTTTGGTCTTGTTGTGTCATGATTCGCTTCTGTATTACTACTAAACCATATTTTCTTAATAAATTTCTTCAAAAACGTATTACATGATTCTGCTTTAAGCTCTTCCAATTTATCTAACGTTTTAATAGCATCTTGCAATCTAGCTTGTTCCTCATCTGTATTAGATAAATTCTCGAGTTTAATATCAATGAGTTCCATCTGTTGCTTAACTTGTTTGATTTGTTCTTCGTTTTCATCACGCATTTCATAAAACTCAGCTTTCGAAATTTCTCCATCCATCCGCATTTCTTTAAGATTCCGTTGACGTTTATTAAATCTGTTTATTTGTTTGTCTAAAGAATCTCGTTGAATTAATAGTTTCTTTTCTATCTCTGTCGTATCAAGAGATTTTAACATTTGCAGTTCTTGTTCAAATGCTGGTTTCTTTTCTTTAACCTTTTGTAATACAAATTGCTCAATTGGCTCATATTTGTATCCACGATCTCTACATTTATTATTATCAACTTTATAGATACATGATTTTATATAATCAATACCATTTCCGTCGCATTGTATGTATCTTTTCCTTTTACAGCAATTACAGTAAATTAGATTTTGGAGCTTTCTTGTCGCTTTTAACTTATTAAAGAAATTTCCAGTCGTATTTTCCTCCAATATTTTTTGGGCTTCTAAAAACATTTGCTTACTTACAATTGGTTCATGAGCATCCTCAACAAACACTTCATCAACAACTCTACCATTTACTTTCCTACCTGCTTTTACAACTCCATAATAAACAACATTTCTTCTCATATTTGAAATGTGCGCCGAAGTTAATACTTTACCTTGCCTACTTCTCCATCCAAGTATATCTAACTGCTTCGCAATTTCATTGGCACTAACTCGTTCTAATGTCTTTTGAAAAATAAACCGAATTATTTTCGCTTCCTCTTCAACTACTTCTAAACGCTTCTCTTCGTTCTTTTTATAACCAAGAGGGACTCTATTACTCATTGTCCATTTTCCTTGTTCGGCTGCTGCTAATCGTCCCCTTCCCAGTCTTTTACGAATTTGTTTATATTCAAAGTTCGCCATCATTGCTTGGAAGGAGAAAAGCATTTCATTACTTTCCTGTGATAAATCAATTGCACCTTGAGGAGTTAAAATTTTAATATCGTGGATAATCAACATCTTCTTAATTTCTTCAGCATGAGCGTTGTCACGTGAAATTCTGTCTATATCCATTACAAGGAGAGCGTCATAATCATCTAATCTGCTTAACAATAAATTCAGTTCCGGTCGTTCTGTATTTACTCCACTTGAGATTTCTTGATAGATGTCATAAGTCAACTTTTGCTGATTTGCAAGCTTAGTTAAGGCGTTTCGATGATTCAATAAAATCTCATCTATGTTTAATTGTTCTTCGTTCCTCGATAAGCGTAAGTATATTGCAGCTAACCCCATTTGTTTCACCTCTTAATATATGTATTAGGAATGATAACATAATATCCACCGAGTAAAAATAGAAAATTAACATTTGTGATTTTACCAACGGTTCCATATAGCGTAATCACGACTATGTCCCCTACGTTATATTTAGGTTGCTTTTTCCTTGCCATCTATATCTCTCCTTTTTTTGACGTCGTGATTTTGATAACAGTATATGCAACCTACATAAAAACGCTTATCACAGAAGCGTATATTCATAAATTTTTTCAATAAAAAATATCATCATATGAAAATTTATTTACAACGTAAAAAAAGCTAGCAAATAGACTAGCTTCATGTCGAAAAAAGTTCATATAGTTTTTATCTATCTTGTATGTATAAATCCCACGCTTCATCAAATATAGACATACTTTCTAGCATTCCACTTAGCTCTAAGTATGAACTAATTTCATCGTAATCTTCAGATTGCTTCGGAAAACTTAAATCATCATACATTGCCTCTGCTAAATTCGATATTTCATTACTAAATAAAGCTGCACGATGCTTCATCATATAGTGGTAAAATGTCTTTTTCAAAAATATTCCCTACCTTTCTAACTTGGGTACATTATACAAGGCAAAAAAGAAAAAAACCAGCATAAAAGCTGGTTAAAAGTCGAAATAATTTCTTTTTAATAGACGTGGTCTTCCCATTAATTCTTCATATGTTAGTTGTTTTGGTAAGT